AAACTTGGTGGTGGGAAAGCAACAGGATGATACCAATCGGTATATTTTTAAGAAAAGAAATAGAAAAATTTAAACACATTTTGATGATAATGAACACTAAGGACGTGAGATTAGTGATAGGGCCAACAGTGAATCTATATAATTTAGCAATTAAAAGAACCAAAAGAAAATCAGTGCAGTTGGTTCGCAAACCAAAAAGTTAACGTTTCAATAGTTCTTCTACAGCATCTAAAATTTCTTTTATTTCACTAGAAGTATTAGGTGAATTTTCATTGATTAATAACCATTGTTTTCCATATTCCAATGAATTATTGCCTTTATACATTTGTCCTGTTTCATTATCTATCAAGGTATATTTTTCTGGACATTTAGTGGTGATAGAAAGAGTTACAGACTCTTCAAGTTCAGGACGCACAGTGCCATCCTGCATTGTTCTACTCATCATCTTGTTTACCTTCATAAATGAAAAGTTTGTTGCAGTATCCGCAAGTGACTTGATTAGCTGAGCCTATTGTGTAAAAAACTGTAGGATGACCTCCCCAATCATCCTCTCCAAAACACATTACCTCTCTAGAATTAGTTTTAACTACTGTTTGATCCATTTTTTAATTGCTCACAAATTAAGTTCATGTGTACCACAACTGCAACTGCATAAGATACTGCATGAGATTTTTTAAAGTAATATGAATTATCATCCGGTTTGGTCCAGACTTGTTCAAATATTTCTTTCCAACTTTTATTTAACAGATGTCTTTTGGCGGGTCTAATTATGGCAAGTACAGCAGCTAGTTCTTCTATACTTTTAGGTTTTAGTTTTTGCAAAATTTCTGTATGTCCGTTTACATGAAAAAGTTGATCAACAAACTCTTTAGCCTGTAATAAATCCCAAGTGGGTTCGGTAGTCATTAATTTTTTAAGATGTGATTCACTCTGCACGTCTTTGTATATGCTGACATTTAGAAAATCTAATTTAAAATATCCTCTGGTCTCTGCTTCTGTATAGGAAATAGTAGATTGATTATCTATGGGATTATGTGGTATCTCTGTAAAATAAATTCCTGTGTTGTGTTTTTTATTTGATTCTATAGTGGCTATTCTATGTTCAAGCAGTGCTAACGCTTGACTTCTATCCGCGAAATCTATATCAATATCAGGCATAGGCTACCTCTCGCAATTTGCTTTTTGGAACATTTATATTTCTTTTTAGACAAATCTTTTCTAACACGCAGATATCACATCTAGGAGAGCGTGATTTACAGATTCTTTTGGCGTGAGTAATTAGTTGCATATGAGCAGCATATTTGTATCTGTCTGGCGTAGAATGATTTACAATTTCAGCTGACTTGCTTTCGTTTAAGGTGTCCGTCCATCCTAATCTCCACAGTAATCGAAACACATGTGTATCCACTGCGATATGAGGTTGTCCCCAAACGAATCTCATTATTATATCTGAACTTTTTCTGCCAACTCCAGGCAAAGTCATCAACTCTTCCTGTGTCTGGGGTACTTTGCTGTTAAACTTTTCTATCAACATTTTAGATGTTGCTAATATATTTTTTGATTTAGCATTGTACAGTCCAGCTGGTTTAATAGCTTCAATTATTTTTTCTTGAGTTAATTTAATCATGTCTTGTGGAGTACTTGCTAATGCAAATAATTGTTTGCAGGCCACTGCAGTTCTTGCGTCTTGACTCTGTGCAGACAGCATCACTCCTATCAAACTGGTGTATGCTTGCTTATGTATTTTGGCAGCAGGTTTTTTATTAGAATAACGTGGCCAATACTGGGTCAATTTGTCGTATAAGTATGCAATATTTTCTTGAGTCAACATGTCTATATAATATTTTCTAATACATTTAAAGTCAATTATAATTTGGATTCTTTTACCAATTCTTTAATCATTTCCACATCTGCAGGATATCTTTTAAATTTTAAACTCCAATGTTCTGGACTCAACACTTGATATAGTATCTGCAATTGTTCGTTGCTCAATTTGTTCAACATGTCTTTGCCAGTTTCGCAGTTCAACATGATCCATGGAGAAATCTTTCCATCCTTGATATCATACACAGCTCTAGGCAAAGCTGCGTATTTAAAATAATCTTTCCAAGCAGCATTGTTATCATCCGCCCAATCCATCATTGTCTTAATGGTGCGTTCTATGGCAGGTTCAGCTGATTCTTTAAGTATCAGTTCTAAGACATATTTTTCATACAATTCTTCCCTACACCAATGATCCAATTTTACACCACTGTTTATCACATAGTCTATATAATTTTCTGGATACAAAGGTTTGACATTTGAAACAAAGGAACCAAACTTTACAAAAGCATTATAGTATGGTGATTTACAAAATTCTTCATAGGTTTTACTGCCGTTTAACTTTTGTGATAATTGATAAAATCGATTAAAAGTTAGATATCCTAATTGTACTCTGCGTTCATTTTTTTGTAGATGTCTTCTTTTTTGTTCACACAAATGCACAGCAAGAGTCTTTTCTTTAGTAAAACTACTACCGCAATATTGGCAAACATATTTTTCTGTCATAAATTTTTCTTTATGGTTTCACTGTCCATACCATGTGCCACAGCAAGTTCTTTTAGTTCATTTTTACTGTTAATTTTAGCCAACATTTCAATTTCATCTTCTTTCATATTAGGATATAATGCAGTTAAAAATTTTACTGCTTTATTTTGTGTTGCAGCGTCTTTCAATTTATACCCGATCCATTCATGTGAACGTATTTGTTTTTTATCATTAGCAGTCATGCACAATAGATACCAAAGTAATTTTTTATGTTTTTGTAGATTAAAAAAGTTTTTGTTGTAGTATTCATTTGTTTTTAAGATAGCAAGTTCTTTGTCCATTTTGCTGCCTCTCACCGCACTTGCATAACGATTCAAAAGATAAAATCCTACTTGTTTTTTTTCTTCTTCTGAAAATTCATTCCAAACATTTTTTGCATTCAGATCTATGGCAGCCAATATATCTTTCAAAAGTAATTTACTCATATTCGTTAAACGTATATCCGGCTAATTTTAACATCACAATGTATTTTTCCCAAGCACTTTGTACGCCTTTATGTTTCATGCACAGTTTTACTGCTTCAGGGGTCACATACCAAGATCTTGATTCCACCTCATCTTCAAAAATTCTATTTTCGCTTCTATAAACCAAATGTTTAGTGCCAGTTTTGCTGTTGACGGCTCTGGCATATACAGTGTTGCCACCATCAGGTGACTCATGCACATACTGCACACCTGGTTTATATTTGAAGCGTTTTTTCATTAACCTACTAACTTCCGTTGCAATTTGTTTTGCAAGTACATCAATAAGACTCCATAGGCAGGTAAGAAAACTATGAACCCAACTATGATTTTAACCAAAGTATTATTGAAAGCAACAGCATGCACCCAAGGCTGTGGATAAAATGCTGTGTAGAAAAAAGTATATGTGTCAATGATATTTGCAGCAATAGTGCTTAGTGCTGGAGCCAACCACCAATTGCTGGTCCATTTTTCTCTTATCCACTGCATCACATATACGTCTAACATTGTGCCTACAGCATAAGCAGCACCAGATGCTACTCCTACTCTAACAGCATGTGGATCTTTTAAAATTAACAATACAGCCACCGAAGCTAATATGGCTGGTATCATTGATATGGCTACCACTGCTCTTGCAGTTTGTTTGCCTACTATTCTTACCGTGAGGTCACTGGCTACCACTACCAATGGAAATGTAAAAGCCGCAGCCGCTAACGGAAAACTAGTTTCCCATCCTAAAAGATTTATTTTTTGAGAAAACAAGTTAAATCTAATGGTCACCAAATAATTACTTACTGCAATTATAAGAGTGTGAAATATAACTAGATTTCTAATTAAAACTTTATCTGTGTTTTGTAACAGATTGTTTAGTATTTTCATCTTTTTCCTTTTTGTTTTTTGTTTGTGTTTGAGGACAAGTGCCCTCCATTACCCATCCAATTAGAATCTTTTTCTTTTAGAAAAAGATCAATGAATGAATTTCTATAAATTTTGTGTGTCATTAGTACAGTAGGCTATAATCAATATTTTCACACTGCCTACTGATATCTTTAACAAAAAATACGCAGGGTGGATTGCGTCCTTCAGTTAGTGGCGTGGTAATTAATTGATTGTTTTTAATTTTTGGAAAATACCATTTGACGTCGTTGAAGAAATTAATCACTTTGATAGGTACAAATTCTGCTCTAAAGCTACTTAATGGATTCAGAGAAAATGCATCGAACCCCCTATCAGCTATACTGGTTAAAGGAATAACTTGAAGATCCATACCACTCTCCTTGTCACCTACTGCTAGACTCCAATCTAGTGGCATACTGATTTCTAAACCACCAATGCTCAACACTATGGCCGGACTTGAAAAACTTTCAATAAAAATTAAAGGCATAAAAAAGAAATCAGGATCTTTTGGATTGCTATTGTCCAACACACTAAAACTGACATCCTCAGTGATCTGATTGGGCATTCTAGATAGTAAAAAAGTTTTATTGTCTACAGTTAATATTCTCATTTTAATTCCACTCTAATTTTTCTAAAGTAAAAGGATAGTTAGCTTCATTATAAAATTTCTTCCTTTGTGTAAGATGTCGTTTAGCAAATTTACAAGTGCTAGTAATATCCCATATTTGTACAAAGTCTTTATCATGTGCTTTTCTTATGCCTCTGCCTATGCTCTGTATTACTCTTACAAAACTTTTTCCTGGTTCTATCAAAACCAAATTAAATATTCTTGGAATGTTGATACCCACAGATGCCACGCCATATGTGGCTATGATAACTTTGTTATTTGTGCTACCGATCTCATCATATTCTTCTTTTCTATCTTTAACACTCATTTCTCCCTGAACAAACACACTGTTAGGAATTAATTTGGTTAACATTTCCCCAGCTGCTAATCTATCCACTAGTATCAATGTGTTACCGCTGTCTTTTATTTTACTCAATAATTTTGCAATATATTCCATTCTTGTTTTAAATGTCATCAAATATTTTAATTCTTCCTGATAATTTTTGTGTGCCACGGTATCAACCAATTGAACAATATTCACATGACATTTGGACAATATGCCTTTGTCCTGTAATTCTTTAGCTGATATCTGATTGATCACAGGCCCTATGCTGGTGAGCAATGCCTGAAATTCAAATTGTTCTTTGGGTATGGTTCCTGTGAGTCCCCATCTTATTGCTGCGTTTCTTAAATGATGTGTGAGTAGTTTTTTCAATACTTCTGCTTTAGCCTGATGCACTTCATCTATAATGATTGTGGTAACTCCATGCAAAAATTCAGTCAATGTAAATGCGGACTGTCCGTCTTTGCCTTTTTTATCCAATACATTCAAACTTTGCCAAGTACAAATTGTGTGTGTTTTGTTTAATTCTTTTCTGTCTCCGAAATAAACTCCCACATCCAGCCCTGTGTTGATGTAATCTTCCTCAGTCTGTGTGACTAAACTTTTGTTTGGCACTATGACTACAGTTCTACCATAAGGTTCGCACATTTTAGAAAGACAAGCAGTGATTATTGTTTTACCAGCCCCTGTTGCTATTTCTTGAAGCGACTGTGGATTTTCTAAAAAATTATTTACAACTTCCACTTGATAATCACGCAGTACTATTTGTTGATTTTCGCACAAGTGACCTTTAGGCCAAGTTTTATTATGAAAATAATTTTTATCTATTTTGTTAAATTTTAATTGAACCTTTTTCCTATTGTCCACAACTTCTTCCACTTCAATGCCGTTGTCATTGATTAGTTTAATGATGGTGTCCAAATGATTGAGAAAACCATTACCACCTAAGCCAAAGAATCCAACTTTACCGTCCCATCTTCCCAACTTGTATTGAGGAAGATATCTAGCATATGGTACTGCAAACTTCAGTTTATTAGATATACTTCTACGCACATCCACAGGCAGTCCTTCTATTTTCACGTTGACTTCATCCTGTATAATTATTTTACAAGTGTTCATTTAATATATTCTACGTCATAATGCCACATATTCCACGGACTTTCTATAGTGTCATACTGTATTACCAAGTCGCTCAATTGATAATAACTTTGTACCTGATTGTGTTCTTTTTCACTTTTTAAAGTCAAAACACATTCTGGTCTCCAATTAGATTTGAGCAAAGGTTTTGGCACTCTTTTATTATTAATATAAACTATTTTTGTGTTTTCATCAACTGAATTATTGATGCCAAATTTAGATATTTGTTGATTGAATTCTATGTTTTTTTCCCCAGAGTTTGGTAATCTAAACAGCACGCTGATTTTACTGCTGTCAAAAAGATTTCTAAAACGTGTGTATGTTTCTGTGAGATTGTCTGCTGCTGACTTTTCATTTATGATCACCAGCAACGGGAACCTTTTTAAATCTATAAGCGAATGCACCACCTGATCCAAATTCCAAATTTCTCTGCTGATGTTCACAATAAACGATTTTCTGTTAACAATTTTCTGAGTCAGTATGCCATACTTTTTTAAACAATCTTCCCTAGCTGGTGCATCAAAATGTTCAAGTGCGAGTGCTTCCCTTCTATCTAAATACATGAGAAGATTTTCTTGGTTGGGTGAGCCATATTTTTCTGTGATAAATTCTTTGTATATGTCTGGCACATTTCGAATCTCATTATTATAAACTCCAGGCACATAATTTTGCATATTATTACTGATGTGAATTAATTTTTTAAAATTTTCTAGTAGCTCATGGTCTATATCTTCAATTTTATCTTTGAATTTATGTAGAATGTGGTACACATATTTTTCTTCATAAGGAAATACGTAATGATTGTCGTAGTTGTAATATTTGTCTTCATATTCAAATCTTTTTTTGATTTCATTTATTAGTTTGGCATATTGTACATTAAATGGAAAACGTATGACAATGGCCTTTATTTCATCTTTGAAATTTGCCTGATTGAGCACTAAATTTATGTTTGGAATATCCTTGACTGGCATTACTTTGATAAAAGTTCTACGATCAATGGTTCTAAGTGGATTTCTCAAACGGTTCAAACTTTGAGGAAGATCAATGTTGCGGTCAGCAAATTGTTTGGCATAGTTGTCAACAAATATTTTTTTTAACACTGCTAATTGCCTATCTG